CTGACTGTTCTCTCCGATGCTAGCTGTGTGGTCTACATAGCCGGCACGCTAGGCGCTGCGACCCTTTACAGCGACAACGGCGTCACGCCGCTAGCCAACCCTTTCTTGTCTTCAGCCACTGGACGCATTGACTTCTACGCAGCCAACGGGCGGTATGATGTTGTGGTGTCTAAGGTTGGCTATTTGACTGTCACGATCAGTGACATCGAACTTGATGATCTGTTAGCGCCTTCTGGCAGCAATAGCGTGGGCTATCTGCCTGCTGGAACTGGCGCGGTTGCCAGCACAGTCCAGACCAAGCTGCGCGAGAGCGTGAGCGTCAAAGACTTTGGCGCTACAGGCAACGGAACAACAGACGACACGGCAGCAATTCAAGCGGCGATTAACGCTGTTGCTGCGGTTAGCTTTACGGGCGTTGGATCAAAGATTGTATTTTTCCCGCAGGGTTATTACAAAATAACCAGCACAATTTTAGTAAACGGTAGCCACATTATTTTGCAAGGTGAGGGCACTATTAGTTCGGTGCTCCTTAATTATTCTGCTAGTTTAACCGGGATAAAGTTTGCTGCTAATCCAGACTCAACGCGGATGTACGGCAACGGCATCGAACGCATGCGGCTTATGGTGGGCGGGGTTCTCGACAGCAACGCCACGGGCATTGAAATCATTCACTGCGACCATTTCCGCATGCAAGACTGCCTTATCGAAAACCATCTAATCAACCTATTGGTCAATGGCTGCGTGGTTGGCAGCGTGACTAACTGCACGTTCTTCACTGGGCAGTATTTTGCGGCATCACCAAAGGTTGGTTCGCGCTCGGTAGTGTTGAAAAACTACCTGCCTGCAACAGATCAGATTGCCAACTTCAAATTTATTGGCTCGACCATCGCCGGATTTATTGATTCTGCAACCCGCGATCCAAAGTGCGAATACGCGCTCCTAATCGATTCGTGCGACACCATTTTTTTCGACTCTTGCTTGTTTCAATCATCGCAGCGACTTATTCAGTTGATGTCCTCAAGGGTTGGGTCGGGAATCTATTCCGTTTTCTTTGGCAATTGCTTTGCAGACGGCAACCTCGGCGGAAGCCCTCAAATTCCAACGGCATCCTATTTACTCGCAATTAGCGATTGCGCGGCAGGCGTGGGAATTACAGACATCACTTGGTCTGGAGGAGGATGGTCAGCCGCTCGCGTAGACGGCGCCCTAATCAATCAAACCGGGGTCAGCGCGCTGTCTTTCTTGCCTAACACGGTTGCCAACATTGGCCGATGGGCCGTCAATGCGTTAACGGTGCCGACGATTGCGCTTTCGGTTGGCGGGGTAATGCGGAACGTGGCCCAAAACGCGCCAACCCCTGCCGACGGCGGCGGTGTCTATGTTGCTTCCGGCGGGTCTGTTTGCAACCTAAGTCTAAACAAAATATCGGTTAGCGGATTGGACTATGCGGTTAGCGTCAACGGTTCGCCCGGAGTGTCTGGCAATCTGGGCACTGGGCTGTGGCTAAACAACTATTCTGGCCAATATTCGTTAGAAGGGTATCAGGTTCAAAATTGCAGCGTTGAGAGCACTTTTGCGGTAAACGTTGCGGCAAAGATTACCAAGTTTGGCTGCTCGCCAATTTCATTTCCTGCCGGAGCTTTCCAAAGCACGGGTGGAACAACAATCGGAACGGTAGGCGGCGGACGGCGCACAGCTTGGTTACTCGACTCGGCAACATCCGAGTTTGTGGCAACGGCTTTTTACGTTCCGACCTATTTTAGCAAACGACTGAAGTGCACGATAATCTGGACAAACGCTGGTGCCGGGGCGGGGAACGTAGTTTACGCCGTAGGCTACGCCGTCATTAGCAACGGAGAAACTTTAAATCAAGCAGATATTGGCGGCGCGCCGTTTACTCTCGCTGCGCCGCTTCAAGACATCCAAGTGAACTCAATTGTCTCGCCAAATATGACCGTTGAGCCGGGGGAAATGCTGTATGTGCGGGTGGGGCGAAACGGCGCGGATGCCGCAGATACGCTTGCGAACGACACGGCTTTCCTCGAAATGATTTTAGAGCCGCTTTAACCACATGACCAACCTCCAACACCTAGCCATCGCCATCGCGCTCCAATGCTTCATTGGCCTAGTCACCGACAACTGGTGGGCTGGCGCTGCACTCGCCGCTGGCATCTTTATCGGTCGCGAGCATGCGCAGGCTGAGTACCGTTGGATCGAACAGTTTGGCGAGCACAAGCGCGCCAACATGAATCCGTGGGACGCGCTAGAGCCGCGCATGTGGGACGTGCATAGCTGGTTTTGGAACCTGTCGCTGCCCATACTGGCCGTACTCGCAATCGCCGGGACAACTCAATGGCTATAATCGTACCCACCTCTAGCTTTAGCACGCCAATTACCGCTGGCGACCAGATTAACGGCGCGTTGCGCCTGCTGGGCCAGTTGGCCGAAGGCGAGACACCATCGCCCGAGACTTCCGCCGACGGGCTAACCGCGCTCAATCAGATGCTGGACTCGTGGAGCACTGAGCGCCTGAGCGTGTACAGCACGCAAGACCAGATTTTTACATGGCCGGCTAACACCATTAGCCGCACGCTTGGCCCGTCTGGTGACTTTGTGGGCAACCGCCCCGTGCAGCTAGATGATTCGACGTTCTTTCGTGATGCCTCGACCGGCATCTCGTACGGCATCAAGATAATTAACCAGCAGCAGTACAACGGCATTGCGGTTAAGACAGTGACATCTACTTATCCGCAAGTCATGTGGATAAACATGGATTACGCCAACATTGACATGTACATCTACCCCGTGCCAACGCGGGCGCTAGAGTGGCATTTCGTGTCAGTGGTCGAGCTAGCGCAGGCCGTGTCGTTGTTCACCGTGCTGTCGTTCCCCCCTGGTTACATGCGGGCGTTTCGCTACAACCTCGCCTGCGAGCTAGCGCCGGAGTTTGGTGTCGAGCCATCGCCTACGGTTCAGCGCATTGCGATGACCTCCAAGCGCAATCTGAAACGTATCAATGCGCCGGATGACATCATGAGTATCCCGTATAGCATCGTGAGCACGCGGCAACGCTTTAACGTGTTCAGTGGCAATTACTAAGTGAAGTCTCCTATTCTCGGCCAGTCGTACGTCGCCCGCAGCGTCAACGCTGCCGACAACCGGATGGTCAATCTTTTCCCCGAGGCCACCCCAGAAGCTGGCAAGACCGCTGGTTTCTTAAACCGTGCGCCCGGCCTGCGTTTGCTCGCTACTGTCGGCACAGGGCCTGTGCGTGGCTTGTGGGCGCATGGCGGCGAAGCCTACGTCGTGTCTGGCAGCCAGCTCTACAAGCTAAGCTCGGCATACGGCGCGACCTTGATAGGCTCGGTCAGCGGCACTGGGCCGGTGAGCATGGCCGATAACGGCACCCAGCTGTTTATTGCCTGCAACCCGGACGGATACGTCTACGAAATGGTCACCGGCGCGTTTGGGCAGATTACCGACGTAGATTTTGCTGGCGCGCAGGCGGTGAGCTACATCGACGGCTATTTTGTTTTCAATCAGCCTAATTCACAGGTTTTTTGGATAACGTCCATTCTTGGCACATCCATTGACCCGCTGGACTTCGCCAGCGCAGAAGGCTCGCCCGACGGGTTGGTCACGCTGATCGTAGACCATCGCGAGTTGTGGCTTTTCGGCACTGATTCGGTTGAAGTTTGGTACAACTCCGGCAACGCGACCTTTCCGTTTGAGCGCATCCAAGGCGCGTTCAACGAGATTGGCTGTGAGGCGCCCTACTCGGTTGCCAAGCTCGACAACGGCATTTTCTGGCTAGGCTCTGACACCCGCGGCAACGGCATCGTTTACCGGGCGAACGGGTACACCGGCCAGCGGGTAAGCACGCACGCGGTCGAGTTTGCCATCCAAGGCTACGCCGACCTGTCGGACGCAGTGGCCTACACCTACCAGCAAGAAGGACACGCCTTCTACGTCCTGATATTCCCTAGCGCGGGCGCGACATGGGTCTATGACGTGGCGACCAACTCGTGGACTGAGCGCGCCGGGTTCGCGGCTGGCGCATTCACCCGCCACCGCTCCAACTGCCAGATGAACTTCAACGGCGAGATTGTCGTGGGCGATTTTGAGAACGGCAACGTTTACGCCTTCGACCTAGATGTGTACGCCGACAATGGCGCCGAGCAGAAGTGGCTGCGCTCATGGCGTGCGCTACCTAGCGACACCAATGACCTAAAACGCACCGCTCAACACAGCCTCCAGCTGGACTGCGAGACTGGCGTAGGCCTAGCGACCGGCCAAGGCAGCGATCCGCAAGTGATGCTCCGCTGGTCAGATGATGGCGGCCACACATGGTCGAGCGAGCACTGGCGCTCGATGGGGCCTATTGGCCAGTTCGGGCGGCGCACTATCTGGCGCCGGCTTGGGATGACGACCAAGATTCGTGACAGGGTGTACGAAATTTCCGGCACCGACCCAGTCAAGGTATCGATTGTCGGCGTCGAACTGAGCGTTACCGCGACCAATGGCTAACCCGACCAACATTCCGGCGCCTCGTGTCGGGTTCATCGACCCGCGCACCGGATTGATGGCGCGGGAGTGGTATCGATTTTTCTTCCAACAGTTTGAGCAGGTGGGCGGCGGCACCGGGCTAACGCACAATGGCCTCACAGGGCTACAGGGAGGCGCTGGGGGCAACTATTACCACCTAGGGCTAACTGACTACACCGGCAACGGCACAGGCACTCTGGTGCGCTCTACGTCGCCTGTGTTGGTTACGCCAGCGTTGGGGACGCCGTCTAGCGGCATAGTGACCAATTGCACCGGCTCACCCGCGCTGGTTATCACCAACTGCACTGGCTCGCCTACCCTAACAGCACCCCTGCTAGGCACGCCAGCGTCCGGGGTTATTACCAACTGCACTGGCAGCCCAACGCTCGACATTACGAGCTGCACCGGCTCGCCCACCCTCACGGCCCTGACGGCCACTGTCAATATCCGCATTAGCGGCAACGGCAGTCTGGGCTACAGCACCGGCTCGGGTGGCGCTGTCACGCAGTTAACTAGCAAGACCACGGGGGTCACGCTGAATAAGTCGAACGGCAAGATAACGATGGAGGCTACCACCGCCATTGGTATTGCCGCATCTGTCGTGTTCACGTTGACCAATAGCTTCATTGCGGTAACGGACGCCGTTATAGCCAACATCGCCACCGGCGGGACGGCTAACGCTTATACGATCGACGTGCTCACCGTAGCCGCTGGCAGCGTGGGCCTGCGGGTCACTAACATTACCGCCGGTATATTGAGCGAGGCCGTTGTGGTAAGTTTTGCAATCATTAAAGCCGTCGCGGCTTAGGTATTTCACATGACAGCATTTATCAGCCCGCCGCCTCGGTTGCAGTTCTTCACCAACGCCGGCGTCCCTATGGCCGGCGGGTTCCTGTACACCTACGCTGCCGGCACCACGACGCCTTTAGTTACCTATACCGACTCAACTGGCTTAGTTGCCAACACCAATCCGGTGATCTTGGATTCGCGTGGCGAGGCTAGCATTTGGCTGGGCGGAGTTGGCTACAAGTTCAAGCTAGCAACGCCTGCTAATGTGGACATCTGGACGCAGGACAATATTGCGCCCGGCTCTAGCGCCTACATGAGTTACGTCCCGGCCGGCACGGGTGCTGTCACCACGACCGTGCAAGCTAAGCTGCGGGAGTCCGTTTCGGTTAAAGACTTTGGGGCTGTGGGCGATGGGGTTGCTGATGATACGGCTGCGATTCAATTAGCAATCAACGCCGCCCAGCTAGCCGGCGGGGGCACGGTTTTCTTCCCCGCTGGGTCTTACAAGGTGTCTGCAACGCTGCTGATCAATCAGCCGGGCGTTTACCTGCTGGGCGCCGGTATGTGGAACACCAACATCACGCGCAGCGGGGACTACGGCGACACCATTTTGTTTACGGGCAATGACGCGACCGGCGCGGTTATTTCTAAAGCAGGAATTTCTAATCTAACTATCAAAAGCACAGGGCTTACCACGTCCGGCGCGCATATCAAAATGAACGGGGTAACGCGTGCCGACCTTTCAAATTTGTTTCTTGAAAACGGTTTTATTGGCTTCGATTTTCTTGGCCTGACCGCCGCGTATGTCTCAACTGTTTACTTGGTGTTTACAAATATCTTTGGCGGTATCGCAGCTGGGCGTAAGTACATGCGGTGCGCCTCGGCTGCGGCGACCTACGGGCACCCCAGTTGCGGCGATCTGTTCATCACCGATTTTAACCTGCGCGGAAATATTGCAAACACAAACACCGAAATCGGAATCGACGTTACATCCGCTGACGGTATATGGTTTGAAAACGGGCACGTTGGCAACACCACGGTTGCCAATCTGCGTTTCACCGCAAGCGATGCGCTATCGCCCATCGGCTTGGTTTTCTTCAGCCAAGTGATGTTTGATGAAAGCATTGGCGCTGGCGCTATTTTCCAAGGGGTTGGGGCCATAGCTCCCGGCGGCGTTGCGCGCAACATAATGTTTTCCAATTGCAATTGGAAAGGCGGGGCAACTGGCTCAACTGGGGTGAGCGTGCCCGCCACAGCCACTTACAATAACGTTCAATTTGCCAATTGTTTTATCACCGAGTTTCTTTTGCATGGCGTTTCAATAGCGTCAGCAGCAGCCACAAACTGGTCTTTTACGGGATGCCAAGTGCGAGGTAACAGCTACACGGCCACCAACGTAACGGACGGTTACTTCATAACGGCGTGCGACAAGCTGCAAATTGTTGGCGGGCAATCCGGCGGGCACAACGTAATTCCGGGCGTTTCGTCGCAACGCTATGGCGTGAACATCGGAGCCAGCGCAACTAATGTTGTCATCTCCGGCATCGACCTGCGCGGGAACTTGACGCAGTCGCTTATCGTTAACGGCGCGGCAAGACCGACCACCAGCCTTTCCGGCCTTTTATTGGCAGAAGTCCCCAGCGTGGCAAGCGCGTCAACACTGGATTCTTTAGAAGGGTATGAGACGCAGCGCGTTACTGGCACGACCACTATTAACAACATACAAGTCCGCACGCGGGACGCGCCGCTGACGTTGATATTTTCAGGCATCGTAACGGTTACGGAGCTTGGCAACGTCCGGCTTAAAGGAGCGTTTACTTCAACCGCTGATGCCGCTTTGACTTTAAGTTATGACGACGTTACCAATCTTTGGTATGAGGTTTCGCGCGCGTCAGATACAACCCCGGGACGTGTTTTGCAGATTGTGGCTTATGGGGACGTTGGCGGGGCAACAACATCGGTTATCCCAACCTATGTTGGCGTTAGTTTTTCATTTTTAACTATTACGCCAATTTCGGCAACGTCCCGGCTTATATTCAACCTATCGATGAATTTATCGTCCGCTTTTGTGGCGGCCACCGATACCATTGCTTACGCAAACATTTACGATGGCGTTGTAGGCAGCCCAATTACTAACGGCGCTGGGTTTGTACTGGCTGACGCCAGCGGCGTTGGCTCTGCGGCAAGAATAAACTTTTCAATTAACGTTGCTTCCACCGGCGTTATTGCCAGAAACTTTGGCGTGTCAGCTGCAACAAACAACGCATCAAGCGCGGCGACGGTTGGTAACGTCCAAGGTTACTGCATGGAGGTGCAGCTATGAGCGCGCAATCCGACTGGGCCGCAGCCGTAGGCCGCGTGGCTGCAAGTGCTGGCATGGGCGTAGACCCGCAAGAAATCCTCGACGCACAAGCAAACTACGACGCAGCCGAAGCGGCCCTTGCTGCCGAGCAGTTAGCGACCAAGCGAGCAACCGTGACGCGCCTGCAAGCCTTGCTAGCACTAGAGGCTGGCGGCTATCTCGCGACCGTTGACGCCTACATGGCAACGCTGGCGCGGGGGAATTCATCCCGGCTGGCTTGGGAGAACGCACAAGTGTTCGAGCGTAGCAGCCCTGTTGTTGCGGCGATGGGTGCAATGCTGGGGTTGGACGACGCTGCGATCGACGCGCTGTTTATCACGGCTAGCAACACATGAAACCAGCCCGCCTCCCCCGCGTCAAAAAGATTGAGAAGATGCTCGCGCTGATTGCGACCAACGTGGTCGAGGCCGAGAAAGCAATGCTGACCATCGAGCAGACCGAGTGCCCGGTGTTTCACAACTT